CTTTTTCTTCTTCTTTTTCTTTGTAGTGGAATGATACATAGTGGAAAAAGGAAACTCTTAATATATTCTAAACGAAGTTTGGCCTAATGTCTCTGGTTTTGCAAGGTTAAATTGCTGCAAGCATAAGTAACCAAATGCGTCAAAAGCATGATCTACACCCAAGTTTTTGTTTGGTAGTCCTGTATTTGGTGCATAAGTTAAAGTTCGCAGTGCTTTTATCAATTCTTTACAACGTGGGTGGATAAATGTTCTTCGATCTCCATTTGCATCATATAAAGCTGTATTAATCGAAGTTATCTTATCTCTAATTTTCCAAGGGGATTTTGGACTCATAACTGTAAATCCAGACCTCCTGAGAATATTATGGTCCGTAACTCCGACTCCACTTGTTTTTCTCGCACTTCCCGTAGGGTCTGGGCAAGCAATAATTCTTCTGTCCACCCCGTATCGTCTTATAACTTCCTCCGCAAAATCCCAAGTTGTTGCTCCTCCCGTTAACATGATTTCATCAAATACATATAAGTTATCCTTATGTTTCACTGCACAAATTCCTGCCATAGGGTCAACGTTAAAATCTAATCCCAAAATTAATGGCAACATCTGTAAATCCTCGGACTCACTGCTTATGTTTTCATCGCTGAAACTGACAGCCACCAATCCCGTAAGATTTTCAAAACTTGCTTCAAATTCTTGCTTAAATGTTCTCGGATCTAATTGAGCCTTCGCAGCCTCGACTTCCTCTGCTGGTACATTTCCTCCGTCTATTGTTGTAAAACTCCACCTTTTCCAATCTCCCGTGGGATCTTCTGGAACGTAGCACCATAAATCGTAAAACCAGCTTGCCGTGCCATCGGGTGTTGAAATAAATAGTGCCCAACCTTGTTTATCTGCTAAGGCTGGTCGGATAACTTGGAACCAAACGTCAGAATCCATAAATGCTGCCTCATCTAGTACAACACCTGCTAAACTTCGGCCTCTAAGAGTGGTTGCGTTTTCTGTTCCCTTCAATTCGATAAGTGAACCATTTATTAGTTCGATTTTTAAATCTGTCTCGTTTTTGCTCTTTACCCATGTAGGCGGTACTAACTTTTTTAATTCCTTCCAGGCAATGTCTTTTGCCATGCGATAAGTGGGAGCACAATAGAAATATGTCTCGCCTGGGCGTTTTATCGCTGCATTTACAAGTTCAATACATGATAAATAAGATTTTCCAAATCTTCTACCAGCTACCAGTACCCTAAATCTGTTTTTTGCATTGAATACCTCCCCCTGTGCCCAACGCAATGTTAAGTTTTCTCTTGTTTTTACACTCATGTAGTACAAAATAACCCTAATTTTAATTTATTTTGTAGTTTTTATCGACTAATTTGCTATTTTAAGGTTATTATTCAATTAATAACATAAGTTTCAGTCCGTGACAGAAGCAATCTTACAGAATTTTGACGATAGATCCGTTCCAAAGAAAAAGAATCCTGGTAGATCACCAGATATGGTCATAGAACAGAGAAGGCAAAGGCTTTATAAAAGACAATTAGATGGTTTGCCAACTAGACATCTTGTT